CTGTGTGTTTGCTTCATCTGCTGCTGCACCATCAAAATTATTATCAGTCGCATAATCATCCCAAAAAGACCCTGCTGGTATAAGTGTTTCTATGTCTGACCCTATGTTAAATCCAACTGCCCTGAGAGTCCTTTTAAGATCTAAAGAAAACACACCTCCAAGATCTACAATAGATGCAAAAGCATACTCTCCTGTTGCGTTTGCTGCTGGATTGGTAAGCTGCAATGCACTGGCAGAACTACTAAATGTAGTATTGGTTTTTGTTCCGCTAAATGGTGTACCTAGTAAATCTTCTCTTTGAGTTAATATAGTTTGCGTATCTATAAGATCTGGAAGATCCATAATAACACTTGTCTCACCTTGACTAAAACGACCACCATCATCTTGAAACTTTAAAATATATTCACCTTCCAAAGACGGAACTACTGCATCTGTAGTGTTTCCAGCAAGTGCTGTTATAAGGTCAACTGAATTTTGAAACGTACCACTACCATCAGTTAAATTGCTATGCCTTACATATACTCTTCCACCATGTATAACATCCGCATCAGTAGATCTATTCCATCTTAGTCTTACTAATTTATTAGTTATAGGTTCTATAGAAAGATTTTGTACGTTACTTGGTGGAGAAGTTTTACCTTGTGCGTTAAATGTTAAATCTGTAGATGTAGCAGAAAGTTCTAACGCAGCATTATATGAAAAAACCTTAAATTCATATACCCCAGCCTCAGTATTTATTAATTCAAAATCAGTTCTAAATACTATTTCATTGACCCAATTTGTATTATTAAATCTGTATTGAACAAGATATTGACTAACACCTGTTACACCTACCCAAGTAACAATAAGCTTAGTGACTGCAAGTGCGTTAATGACAACTGTTCGTTCTGATGCAGATAAATTACTTGGAGGATCTTTAGGTTCATTAAGTAATGATATATTTCGTGTTGGCAAACTTATACCAGATTCAATATTTGCATATTTACCAGCAACATAGGTTAAAGCTGATATTGAATAATTAATACCATCTTGCTCTTCTACCGATACAACTCTAAAAGTTTGACCAAGTAAAGTATCACTTTCTAATAACCATATTGTATTTACATTTGGAGTGGTTGATAATGCAGAACTAAGAGTTATAACAAGTCCTGATATACCTGTTATCGACTTTGTTTCTACAGACCCATCAGGCATTATTACGCTAATTTTTTGATTACTACCACCAAAGGTATCTAAGCCTTGTTCGTCATCTACAGTTATTTGAGTTGTTGTAGCAGCAGCAACTCTTCCTGATCGTCTTGCCCCTCCACGAACAGGATCATTTATGGTTATAACAGAACCCGGCCTAACTATTGCTCCAGCATCCATAGAAGTAGAAAAATTCACCACCTCAGATTCTTGATTTTCGCTAAAGATTATTGCCTTCCCTAAACGCTGCGCTTGACCACGACTTGTACAGGCAAATGCTTTAACATCTTTTTTTACTATTCCAATCTTAGATTGCAATGCTGTATCTTCTACAATTTCAAAATCCATCTCTCTGCTGTCCATATTAAAATAACTAACGCTTACAACAGAATGTCTTTGTTTTAGACTTGAACCTGTGTAGTTAAACCCCTCAGAAGTTATATTTGCCAAGCTAAATAAATAACTTGAATCTGTTGGCCTGTCTTGGGTAATTGTTATAGAACCAGCAGACCATATAGCAATACACCTCATAACAGTTGCCAAGTCTTTTATTAAATCAAAAGCTTCTTTAGATGACTGAATATTTACATTGCAACTGAATCTTGGTTCTTGTCCGCCTTGACCATCAGATACTAATTCATTTGCATATTTACTTGCTGCTACAAAGCTAAACAAATCTAAGTTTGCGTCTGATATATGTGTTCCAAATCCATACCTTTCAGTCGTGAGAAGGTCAAGTAGCACCATGCTTGGGCAGCTACACCATACAGCAGCACCCATTGTTCCATTAAATATATAGTTCGCTGGATATATTATTCTGCCAGTTGCATTGTCAATGCTGGGTGTACCAGATCCACTAGCACCAGCACCCGGTATCCTTACCTTTACCCCACGAATACGAAAAGCACGTTTTGGTATAGAACTAAACTGCTCAGAGTCTATCCTTAAACTTGTATATGCACTGTTTGGATAAGTTTGTGCGTCATCTATAATTTCGCCAAAACTTGTCCAAGTGAAAGCGTCAATTAAGCTTGAAGAAGTGCTGTCTGCTGTAACTCTTACAACTCTTATATCAACAGGAAATGCTCCTGTAACATTTACTCTATATTCTTTTTGATAAGCATCAGCAGTTCTACCTGTAATTGTGTCTGATATAACATCTGAATAACCGCCACTATTATATTGAACTTGTATTTTTAAAGAAACAGAAGATCCAACTAAATCACCATTATCTTCTGCTTTTTGCAACTGTGGAAAAGTAATAGTTACTTTTATAGCATCAACATTAGTATTTGTTATCTGTCTAGTAACAGCAGATGATGAGGAAACTGTCACTCCAACTGCTGTTGTTGATTCGCTGCTTACTATACCGGGAATTGATGTTTGGTTTGCTGTGCCAAATCTAGGAGTAAAACCTACTCCTTGAAAATTAAAATCTGCATCTGCTGGACTAGCTGAATTAGCTGTAGATTTTAATATAGGAGTTTCATTTAAAAATACATCTTTTAATGCTGCATTATTGTATGCGGTTGTACCTTTAGTTCGATTCTCTTTTGATGCTGTTGCAAAACCTTCTATTTCGCCTTCTGATATAAGGTCTTGTATTGTTGCAAACTGCCTACTATTTAACGTATCAGGCGCACGATATGGAGTAGGAGGAGAAGGCGGTGCGCCACCAGAACCTTTAATAATTTTATCTGTCATGCTGTTACCTGATTTGTATCAATACCAGCCGAGATCACGACAGATCCAGTTACAACTTCTCCATATACAATCGGATGTGCAGTTCCAGCTCGGCTAGTATTTTGCACCCCAGAAAAACTAAACGATATTCTTGGATCATCTTCTGGTATCTCAGGTTTTGGCATAGGGAAAAGCATTTCAGAAACACCATTTAAAACTAAACCAGCACCTATAGCACTTACAGCAGTTCCTATCTTTGTAGCAAATAAAGCAGCACCAGTTGTGCCAGCACCAGCACCAAAAACGCTTGTAGTACCAAACAAACCAGCACCCGGAAACAAGAAACTAGCTCCTATTAATGCTGCTCCAAGTAAGATTCTTCCAAATGGGCTATTACCCCCAGCACCAGTAATCACAGGAACAATATGTATATCATCTTGACCTATAGGATTATGCAAGTCTTCTTTACCTACATCTTCTTTACCTACTAATACTTGATAATATTTATTTGCCATATATGCTTCTAATTTTGGAAAGTTAGTTACAAGAAACCTTACTGCTTCTGCTGGATTTTTTACAACAGCTTCTAATTCTTTATGACCTACAAACTCTGCAAGTTCTCCATACATTTTAACTTTCCGAAGCATAACGATACCTCTTTCCAGTACATTTAAGCAGCCATTCGGAATATGGCTCTTTACAAGATAGTCTATCGGCTAAATGATGTAAAACCATATCACCAAGAAAAATAGCTACATGATTTAAAGTTGGGTGCATAATTGACATTAATAACACATCTCCTACTTCTGGTGGCTCATTATTGCCGAGTTCTCTAAATCCTGTGTCTTCTGCATATTTTTCAAATAATGGATTTTTTAAAAATTCTTCTGGAGTTATAGATCTTTCGTAATCAATAAGCTCTATATTTTTTTCTTGTTTATACCAATCACGAACTAAAGACCAACAATCAGTAATACCCCAAACCCAAGGTCTTCCGCATAACTCTGGTTTATATCCTTCTGGCCTCAACTCAGCCCATTGTTCTGTTTTTGGGTTAACAATATACCAAGGCAAGTTACTATGCTCACAACTTATTCGATCAGCTTGACTTGGTGTTGGCGGTGTAATTGGGTGACTATGAAAAATACCAATAATTTCTCCTAAATTATCTGCTTTTACATAATCTTCTGGATTTAAAATAAATTCTTGATGATTTGTTATAGCTAAATTTTGACAAGGAAAATATCTTTCTTTGCCTTTTACATTTAACAAAAGACCAACTGCTTCTTTTGGATCTTGGTCTTTCGCATGAACCAATGCAGCATCTTTCCAATTCATTGATTAAACGTACCGATAGAAGGAAATAAAGATCTAGTGCATTGTCGCTTTGGAGATCTTATACCAGCCAAGTCAAAAACTGCTGCAAGTTCCCATGAAACAATTTCTCTATTTTCTGCTTTTTTACGATCTATATAATAAATTTCTTGTGGAAACTCTGCCGTAGGATCAGGAGTACCAAATGGATTTGTTGCTCCAGAAAAATTAGCTGCATCTAAAAATCTTGCCATTGTTCTTATTCTTATAACTTTCGCACCTGTTAAATCATTACCAGCAGTAGTTTGATTTACAGTTAACAATATTGCTGAAATGGAAGGCGAACCCATATTGCTTATAGTTAATGTAGGGCGAGGTAATTGTCCACGTTGATAGGCAAAACCTGTAGCTTGTACAGGAAATCTTAGGTATTCATTACCAGCCCATACAATCTTTCCGTTTGCATCTAAGTTTGTGCCAGCATGAAATCTATAAACAGTAGTTGCACCATGCAAAGCATTGTCAAGGGTTAACGTAAACAATTCAATAATCGCTGACGGATTTACTTTTTGTATGTCACTAAAAACAGGATCAGTACTCATGCTGGCTCAAATACCTCTCTAAATGTTGCATTAATATTTGCAAGAGTAGGTAGGTTTATAGTCTTTGTCCATTGTTCGCATACAAACTTGCTTGTTCCTGTTTTAGTAATTGATACATTACCGCTTGTAGTTGCTCCACTAGCTGCTGTTACAACAAAAACATTTGCATTGGTGACAGAAGAAACTATATATGTACCATCAGCAGAAGAGCCAGAGGTAAAATCTATAACGATGGAATCTCCTGCAAATAACCTATGGTTTGTAATCGTAATCGTTATTGTTGTACTGCTTTGTGCATAAGTCCCTGTCTTTGTAAAAGATTCTCTTGGTGGTGAGTAGTCAAAACTAGCCTTATCAAAAGCTCTTTCTTGTAAGAAATAATCAATAGTATCAGCCTCATCCTCAGTAATGTTTTCCCACTTCAAACTATACTGCCTTGGGTTTTGATGATTTGGTATGCCAAATATTAAACGATGTTCATATCCATCAGCAAAACGTACTATTTTGCTTATTGGTGCTTGATCTTTTTTAACGCTAAAACTAGGTTCTATGTCTGGAAAAGTAGCCATTAACTTAATAAACCTCCCGGCCTTTGCTGTGATATAAGTTCTGATTGTATAGCAGCAGCTAAAGCCCTGCCAAACTCTTGTGATCTTGCAGAGTCTCCC